TTGCTCAGGTAGTTAATGGGCAGTTAGTTGTAGACCAAGACGGTAACCGCATCGAAGATGCTACCCAGATTGGCGCAGGCGGAAACCTAGTTATTCAGGTTCCGCAAGGATTCATAAATTCGCTACCAGCATCTTGGAAGCCTATTGTTGAAAACTCATTTAAGAACATTAACATCCCGCTGCAAAGCCTTGATGTTATTACACAGGGTCAACCTGGTAACCCAGGTGCTGGTCCTTACCTTGTTGCTCCAGCATACTTGATTCTTAAGAGTCGCCCAGAACTTGAAGAAGCGTTTGAGCCTTTGTTCCCAGCGGGTCAACCACAGAAGGTAACAGACTTGTTTACCCCTGCTGTACTGCGCCGTTTAACAACGATGTGGACACAGGATGAACTCTATGTCCGTACCTTTAATCAAATGCTTCGTTATGAAACATACAATTACAATGCAGGTAAACGAGATGAACCTACATTAAAAGAGATTACTGAAAAGACAAACAAGTTCTTTATGCTCCGTGCTTTGACTTCAATCTCTGCACCATTTGCTATCGCACCTGAAATGGATTTCTACCAGCGTGCGTTCCGTCAGTTCCAAGAACAATACGGACCAGGCGAAGCAGAGGCTAAGTTCCTTGAGATGTATCCAGATTACTTTGAGGCTACAGTCAGTCTTTCTAAGAGTCCAGGTGGGCTTGAGGCAAATGTACAGACAGTGCGTAACCTTAAGAAGTACGGCAACCTTATGGCTGCTGCAGAGGCATCTGATAATCCAGAGTTAATTGGCTTCCTTGCTAATGACTTTGATGGTCAGTACACATTTAGCCAAGCGGCATACCAATGGCAGTACCGTAAAGGTGCATACCCTGGCTCAAAGAATACTTACCGTCAGAATCGTAACCCTGCTGAACTCGTACGCGATGCCAACATCAAGCGTGGCTGGACTGAGTTCGGAAGAATTATGGATGGCATTGATGCCTTTAAGATTCAAAACGGTATCTCATCTGACCGTGACCCACGCCTTGCTAATCACTTAGAAGCAAAACGACTATGGGTTAAGGCAACTGCAGAGGTTAACTTCGACTGGTACTCAGAGTACATTTCACCAGATAGAGGCAAGTACGAGCGCCGTGCAAGAGTTCTTGAGACAGCGCTACAAGATAAGGCTTGGATGAGCGCCAATGGCGAGCGACCAGTAGTTAAATCACTTGCTGTCTACTTAGATGTACGCAAGAAGATTGCCGCAGTCCTTGCTCAGCGTGACCGCTTAGGTGGCTCCGCTTCACTAGAAGCAAAGAGCAATGCGGATGTTTCAGATGTATTCAGCGCAATCAAAACACAGTTAGTTGCCGAAAGTCCAGAGTTCGGTGAGTTCTTTAATCGTTACTTCATAAATGATTCGGTGGTGGTTTAATGGCAGGCAAAGACGAAAAGCCAAAGACAAACTCTGGCAACGCTGCTGGTACTGGCGCACCCAAATCAGCAAACTTTGATGAAATCCTTGCTGGGCTTGCTGCAAGCGGCGGCGCTGCCCAAGGCGGCGGTACTGTCTTTACTGAGCAAGAAGCATCAGCCTATGTTCAGGCTGTCTACCAACAGTTGTTGGGTCGCAATGCTGTAGGCGTTGAGTACCGCAAAGGTGTAAATGCTTTCTTAAGTCAGAGCCAAGATACAGGTGTCAGTGGTCGTCAACAGGCTATTGAATCAATGGTCCAGTCAAGCCCTGAGTTTGTTAAGCGTACAGAAAATACATACCTAGATGCTATCTATAACGAGGTTGCTGCTGATGTTAGGAGAACCCGCTAATGGCTGAATCACAAAAAACTAAAGCCTTAAAAGTTGCTTATGATAAAGCGCTTAAAAATTATTCAGAAGTAAAAGACAGTAGACCAAAACCAACATGGTCTATGAACCAAAAAGATAAAACTTCCGAAGAAGCAATCAATAGACTTATTAGACAGGCTCCAGCAGGTAGCGCACAGCGCCAGCAACTAATGGCTGATAAGGCTGCCTACCAAACAAAAATTAGTGCTTGGCAAACAAAGTTTGACCAGGCAACAAAAGATTTTAATACATCCCGTGATGCCTATCAAGCATCTGTCAAGTTAGACCCACTTCTCAAGAAGCAGCAAGATAATAAAGATACTGGCATAGTAGACACTAAAACAGATACTCAGGTAGATGAACTTAAGGTAAAGGTTGAGGCTAAACCTACCTTTAAAAAAGATTCTACTGGGTCTATTACTGGAATAAAAGATTCCGATAACGATGGTATTCCAGATGCTGTTGATAAAGAACCAAAGGTTTTTAATAAGCCAGTACCAGTACCTACACCTAAGCCTAAGTCTGGCGATAAAGTCATCACTCCTCCTCCAGCAGATGGCTTGGATACTAAAACGCTTTGGGTGTCATACCTGCGTAGCACATTTGCCTCCCTTGAGGATAAGACTCAGAAGGCTCAGATTGATAAACTTCTTGCAGATGCTAAAACTTTTAAGTATGACGAAAAAACTTTTATGGAGTTGCTCAAGGGAACTATCTGGTGGCAGACAACTTTGCCATCAATGCGCTCTTTCTTTCTTGAAACATCTGACCCACGCAATGCATCTACCTTCACCGAGAAGGTGCAAAACAAGATGTCAACCATCGCCGCTAAGTTGGATACCCTTGGCATCTCAGCAATGTCAACTGACCCAGCCACTGGCAAGTTAATTGACAACTCAGAATTCATCAAGGGTCTTGCTATGCAGACCATCCAGAACAACTGGGATGATGCGCAACTAGAAGATTTTATTGCAACCAAGTCAAATGTTATGTTTACAGGTGGCGGAACCCTCGGTTCCACACTTGAAAAGGTTAAGAACCAGGCATATATGTACGGCGTTAAGATTGATTCAGCACTTGAGAAGGAGATTAACTTCTCGCTGCTTGACCCTAACGATGGCAGAGATGCCAACTACTGGCTCTACTCTGTTAAGCAGCAAGCAATGGATAGCCCAACATACAAGCCGTTCGCCGAGTCTTTAAAGGCTGGGCGTAGCCTGTATGAAGTAACCAATAACTACCGCCAACAGATGGCTAACTTACTTGAGGTTGATTCAACAGCAATCACATGGGATGACCTCATGGGTAAAGTTGTTGATAACACCACTGGTAATGCCCGTACTTTCGCTGACTTCACTAAGCAAGTTAAGCAAGACAAACTATGGCAGTATACAAAAAATGCAAAGGAAACATATAGCAATATGGCTCTTGACCTTGCAAAAACATTTGGATTCGTGGGGTAGCGCATGGTAATGACAAGAGATTCCTGGAACAGACTTCAAAGAAGTATTCCACCAGAAGATAGAGAAACTTATGCAGATTATCTTGATGCGGTAACAGGCGCTCGGCTTGTTGAACCAGCACCAACTGCGCCAACATCTGGTCTTATTCCTAACTTTACTCCATCTGTGGTATTCCCAACATCATCATTACAACCAGGTCAACCAGGATTTGTTGGACCCGTTGCCACAACTGGCGATGGCAAGATTCTTGGTACAGAAGACGATGATGAAGACGACGAAAACCCAGATTTAATTGTTGAAGATGATGTAAAACCAAAGACTTTTACATGGACTGACCCAGATACTGGACAGACAAAAACCTTTAACTCACCAGAGGAACTCACCGCCTTTGTTACTACTTGGTCAACAAAAAAGGCTTCTGATTCAACTGCTGCCGCTGCAGCCGAGACTGCTCGTATTAAGAAAGAACAAGAGAACGCTGCCAAGAAAACAGCGCAAGCAGAATTTAGAGCAGCGCTAACAGAAATGGGTCTTGCTGATTTAGCAGATACTGTTGATGACATGATTCGTCAAGACTTTACTGCATCGCAGATTAAACTCGAACTGCCTAAGCAACCATCTTACAAGTTGCGCTTTCCAGGTATGCAGGCTTTGCGAGATGCAGGTCAGGCTATTAACGAGGCTACTTACATTTCAATGGAAAAAGGTTTCCTTCAAACACTTGGAGCCTACGGTTTAGATGCTGGATTATTTGGTACTCGCGCTGAACTTGGTAAGTACATCTCCAACTTGGTTTCACCACGCGAATTTGAGGAGCGAGTAAATATCGCTAAGACTCGCGTTGCTGATAACACAGATGTAGTTAAGCAACTCAAGGGTTACTATCCAGAGATTGATGACTCAGCCGTTATTTCATATTTGCTCAACCCTGCCAAGGGTATGGACATTATTAAGAAGCAGGTTCGTGCTGCTGAGATTGGTGCTGCTGCTACCTTCGCTGGGTTCACTGACCTAGGTGGTAAGGGTGCAATTGGTACAGGTTATGCCGAGTCACTTATCGGAGCCACTGGTACTGCAGATTTGGCAGCGCTTAAGAAAGACTTTGGGCAGGCTAAGACACTTTCTCGTACACAGTCACGCCTTGCAGGTATCGAAGGTCAGGCTTACACCGACACCGAAGCAGTCAACGCAGCGATTGCCCAAGAACAATCTTCAATCCTTGCTTCACAACGCAGAGCCGAAAGAGAAACAAAGTTTCGTTTCGGTGGTACTAGCGGCGTAGGTGCTACTTCACTAAGAAGTACCACTAACCAATAAATAGAATCCTGAACGGACCCACCAGCCCCGTCAGCGTAATAGTCTGGTAGCGATAGCCGACATGGTTTCCCCGAACCGTGTTTGTGGATTGCGAATACAACTAACAAGGGAGATAGGTAGATGGCTACCAATTACGAATACGATGACGAAGATGACTTCACCGAAGAAGGTGGAGATGTCGTTAAGCAACTACGCAAGGTAAACCGAACGCTGGAAAAGCGTTTAAAGGAACTTGAGGCAGAGGCTAACGGTCTGAAAATACAGACTCGTCAGCGTACAGTCAAGGATGTACTTACAGCAAAGGGTATTAACCCAAAAATCGCAGCGTTTATCCCACAAGATATTGAGGGAGAAGAAGCAATCGCAGGATGGCTTAACGAATACGGCGATGTGTTTGGGGTTACCCCGCCAGAAGAAGCAAAACAAGACAGCGCAGATATTTCTGCTGCAAAACGAATCAACAGCACAATCAACAGCGCAACAGCGCCAACGATTGATGAAGATGCATTAGCAAAGATTCTATCCGCAGAGGGTCCCGCAGCCTTGAACGCCATCCTTGGCATCAATTAACTTACAAACTACCAATCACCTTAGGAGGTGAACTAAATGGCATATACAGACACAACAGCAATCGCTGGTCTTATCAAGACAGCGTATGACCGCTATGTTGAGTTCGCTCTGCGCAGCCAGCCAATGATTCGTTCAGTGGCAGACAAGCGCCCAGCACAGCAAGCCATGCCAGGTTCAACCGTTGTATTCTCACTCTACAACGACTTGGCGGCTGCTACTTCAACACTCGGAGAAACAACAGATGTCACAGCAGTGGCATTACCAGATGTATCAACCGTTTCTGTCACACTAGAAGAAAAGGGTAACGGCGCACTTGTTACACGCAAGTTGCAGTTGTTCTCACTTTCAGATGTTGACCCAGCAGTTGCAGACATCATTGCCTACAACATGGCAGACTCCATTGACCAGATTGCAATGTCAGCACTTAACGGCGGAACTTATGTTCAGTACGCAGGTGCAACAGCAACATCAACAGCAACCGTCACAGCGGCAGCAAATGTTGATTCAGCAGACATCCGCAAGATTGTCGCAAAGTTGCGTTCACGCAAGGCTGTTCCACGCGAGGGTAACCTCTACTGGACAGGCATCCACCCAGAAGTTTCACACGACCTTCGTGCTGAGACAGGCAATGTTGGATGGCGCGATATTCACCAGATGACAGATTCAGGTCAGGGTAACCTCTGGGCTGGAACTATTGGTACATACGAAGGTGCTTTCTTTGTTGAAACAAACCGTATGGCATCATCTAAGTCAGGTGCTGACCAGTCAACACTCGCAACAACAGCAGTAACAGTAGCGGGAGCATCAGCAGCGTTTACGCTCGGTGTTGCTTCAACTGCAGTAATTGCTACTCGCGCAGAAGTTGGCGACAAGATTTCAGGAACAGGCATTGCTACAACAGCCAAGATTTCTGCTATCTCAACCGTAGGTTCTACAACAACATTTACTCTTAGCGCAGCACA